CTAACATGCAATTCCACAACGATAAGGACAGTTACTTTGTATTGAACAAAATGCAGATGAACTCATGCCTAATCGATGCGGAAGGTGTGTTTGAACTTGAGCTGAAGAAATAGGAGAACTGATATGGCATTCACTAAATCAAATCTGTCTCTTGTTAATTACTCAGGCAATGGTTTCCATTTCTGGCATTACACAACAACAGAAGCGGCGGCAGCAGTTGACTCTGCTGGTTACTTCAACGATGCGGCTACCGAGATGAATCTTGGCGACCTGATTATGGTCACAACCGCAAGCGGTGGTACTCCGGTTTATGGCCTTATGGTTGTAAACGCCAATAACGGAACTGTGGTTGATGTAGCTGATATGGTTTCACTGTCAGGTACTGACACAGACTAATGGCTAAAGCCCCAGCAAAAAAGAAGGCGGCAGTTAAATCTGCCCCTTCTATTAACGTTATCAAGAGACGCAATGCAAAAGTCATTCTTGGTAAAGGTGTAACTCTTGGAAAGAGGGCAAAATAATGCCTTATGGTAAAGGTACATATGGATCTCAAAAAGGTCGTCCAAAGAAAAAGCTGAACGAAGCAGGAGCGTTGACCCCTGCACAAAGAAAATTACCAAAAGATCTACAAAATGAGATTATGAAAAAGAAAGGCAAGTGATATGCCTACTGCAAGTGACGGTAAAAAATTCCCATACACAAAAGAGGGTATGTCTGCATACAAAAAGTATCAGGCTGGTCTTGATAAAAACAAAAGAAAGATGGCTAAACCTAAGCCAAAGCCTCTGCGTGGTGACATGAACGAAGCCAATATGCCATCTACTAGCGGTGGTGGTTATAACTAATGCCAACAACAGCGGTAACAGACATTGAGGTAGCACAAAGGGCTATGGTTCTTGTAGGACTAGAGCCTTTATCTTCATTTACGGACAGCACTGACGAAGCGTTGGTCATGAATACTATTTATGAAGATCTTATCGAAGATTGTCTGGCACAGCATAGTTGGAAGTTTGCAACAGGTCAGAAACAGCTTTCTAGGCTCACTGACACGCCATTAGATAGATGGGACGCCGCATATGCCTTGCCGACCGAACCAGCCGTTGTGCAGGTGCATACGGTCACTATTAGCGATGCGGTTCAGCAATACGCAATCTTTGAGCGTTACATATATATAAACGCAGATGCTGATGATGTCGTGGTTCTTAACTATATGTTTCGTGTAGCCACACAATATTGGCCTCCATCATTTACTATGTGGGTAATTTACCGATTGGCTTCTGTTCTTAGCTTATCTGTCACTCGTAAGGCTGATGTTGCTGAGTCATATCGTGTTCTTGCTGAACAGCAGTTCCGCAGAGCAAAGGCCAGAGATTCACAACAGGCCACAACAACAGGCATTCGCTTGAACAGATTCACAAATGTGAGACGTGGTGCATTTATTTTGACAGATGGGAACACAACATAATGAGTAATAGTCTGAGTAAAGAAGCAAAAGCGGTTTTGGCTGGTGTGGGATTAACCGCTACTGGTGCAACCTTTGCTGCTGGCAAAATTGCAAGCATTAAGAAAAAGGGTTTAAGAGGACCTACCGCAAAAACTTCTGAAAAGGTTATGCTTCGTAGCGTAAGAAGTTTACCAGAACTTGTATCTGAAAAAAAAGCTAATGCTTTTTCAAGAACATACAGTCACCATACACAACGTCATGGCATGAGTAAAAAATTGGCTAGAGTTGGTCAAAAAGCGGCAAACGAATCTGATTTTTTAAGAGCCTTTAAAAGAGGTATGGGAAAAGGTTTGAGAGCATCATCTCCATTTGCTTTAGCGGCTACTGTAATGTCCCCCACAAAGCTTGGCGACGCAACTATGGACGGTAAAAAATACAAATACGATATTCCTAAACTGCCTAAATTAAAAAGATAGGCTAGTGGATGGCACTACTTCGTCAATTTTACACAAACTTCACATCAGGAGAGCTGTCACCATTACTCAGTTCACGAATTGATGCTCAAGCTTACAAAAACGGTGCTGACAAGCTTCGTAATGTACGTTTAAGAGCGCAAGGTGGTATCACAAGGCGACCAGGATTTAGGTATCTACAAACACTATCCAATATTGCATACCAATCAGAGCCATACATCTATGACGAAGATGAAGCTTACTTGCTTTTGTTTAGCAATCAGCGTCTTGATATTGTTGATGCCAGCGATCCTACAAACGTATTACAATCAATAACCAGTTGTCCTTGGCTTACTGCTCACATTGGAGAGCTTGTTATCGCTCAATCTGGCGATACCATGATTATTGTAAATCCCAATATAGCAATTAAGAAGTTGACCCGAACTAGCGCAACAAACTTTGCACTAGCTGATTATGACTTTGATGTAAGCGGAGGTATGTCGTTTCAGCCGTATCATAAGTTTGCGGCATCATCGATCACTATTACGCCTAGCGGAACATCAGGCTCAGGAATCACGCTGACAGCCTCTAGCGATGCTTTTGTGTCTGGACATAACGGAGAGTATCTAAGGCTAGTGGACAGCGCAGGAACAGTCCGTCACGCCCTGATTACAGGCTTCACAAGTGCTACTGTTGTAACTGCAACGCTATCTGGTGCAATTGCCAATACTGATGCAATAGATCTTTGGTCTGAACCAGTGTTTAGTTCTGTTAGAGGTTTCCCAAGAACAGTTACATTTCACGATCAGCGTCTGATCTTTGGTGGTAGCCGTGATTTGCCAAACTTCCTGTTTATGTCAAAGACAGGAGAGTTCTTTAACTTTGATGTTGGTACTGGTCTTGATGATGAATCTATCCAAGTACAAATAGCTGAAAACCAGATTTCAGAAATAAAGGCACTATCGTCATTTAGACATTTATCAATATTTACATCTGAGCAAGAACTATACGTTCCTACATCTGAGAACAGACCGCTAACACCATCTACAATTACTGTTAAACGTCAGACATCATTTGGTAGCTCTACGGTACAGCCGAAGGACTTTGACGGAGCTACTCTGTTTCTTACAAAGTCAAAGGGTGCTGTAAGAGAATTTATCTATTCTGATCTTTCTCAAGGTTACAACTCTGATGCGATAACGCTTTTGTCACAGCATTTAATTGGCACACCTGTTGATATGGAGACACAGGCTGAGTCACCTGACCAGATAGAAAGTTATACGTATCTGGTAAACAGTGACGGTCATATGCCTGTATTTATGTCTATCAGAAAAGAGTCATTGAATGGGTGGACTCTTTATACAACATCTGGCTCATACAAAAACATATCTGAAGTAAATCGTAAGATGTATGTGATTGTTGAACGTACAATTAATAGTGCGACTGTTACATCATTAGAGCTGATGGATAACTCTTTCCATACAGATATGTCGGTTCAGTTATCAGGCAGTTCATCAACCACATGGCAAGCGGCACATCTTCCAAGCACAAGCGTTGTTGTTAAATCAGGCAACTATTCTCTTGGCACATTTACTACAAGTTCTAACGGTACAGTAACTCTTGCTAACGCTGTAACCTCTGTTGAAATTGGCTTGCCTTACACACCAGAAGTAACAACTTTACCGCCAGAGTTCCAACTTCAAGAAGGCGGTATATCTGTTGGTCAGAAACGCAGGATTGTTCGTGCTGTTCTGGATCTTTTTTCAACACTCGATGTGAAAGCCAAAGGTACGAAAATTCTGATAAGAAATGTAACAGATGATTTTTCTACCGAGCCTACGGCTGTAACGGCAAGAAAAGAAGTCTATCTGCTTGGTTGGTCTAATGAAGGTAGCGTTACAATTACACAGGATGAGCCGCTACCATTCTCTCTTAACGGTATATTGCTAGAGGTCGAAGTATAATGGGTTCTACAGCAGAAGCAGTAATGGCTATCCCTGCCGCAAAAGCAACTAGAGCTGGCTACGCCGCAGAAGGTCAGTCAGCAATGGAACAAAAAGCTATGTCTGAGATTAGCACATCACAAGATGTTGTTGATCGTGGACAAGCTCTTTACCAACAGCTTGCTAGTTTAAACTCATCTTTTTCAGGATCTGGTTTAAGCGGTGCTGGTGCAAGTAAAGAAAACTTTGATCGTGTAGAAAAACGTTTTGCCGATAGCGATATAAGAAGTCGAAAAGTTATGGGTATGGCAGAAGGACGTAGATACACACTATCAGCGTTTTCATCAAAAATGGGTGGGAGAGCCGCTAAGTATAATATGTATGGCAAAATAGCTAAAGCAGGTGGAGATAGTTATAGAAATGAGAAAATTTCATAATGGTCTATAAACCGACAAGACAAAGACAGTTTAAAATACAGCCAGTTGGTATGTCATCTATGGATGGCTTGAAGCAAATGGGTGCTGCTTTTGAAAACATTGGTAAAGTGGCAGGTAATTTTGCAGAAGGTCTTTACGAAGATAAATTAGCTGATGCTACTTTTGAAGGTCAAACTAGAGCGCAATCAACAGGTGCATTGATGGTCGATGGCGAATTACGGCCATGGCAACCAGTTGCTATTGACGATATTACAAAAGATCTTAGAAAAAGTGACGCAAAAGAACTTGCACAAAAAACAAATAACTTAGCGCAAACTACATTTATGTCAGCGGCATATAATGAAGCCATTAATAAAGCAAACGAGTCTCTAAAAAATAATTCTATTAATCCA